GTTGCTGCTGTTAAAAGTGCGGGTATCATAAGGACACCGAACCACCCCACGTAGAGGCGGTTGTCGGTGCTAGTAACCCAGTCACAGAACTTTTCCCAATTAGATTGTTGTTGTAAAGTGAGTGTTGACATTTAAAATTTTACGTTTTGTGACCGATCTAATTTCTCAATTAAATCTTGCCTGTATGCGGGGTCTTTTTCGTAGCGAGGATCGCTCATTGCCTGAACAACTTCCTGCTGACTTCTAAAGACATCCCTAGATGTTTGTGGTGGTTTACCTTGTAACATTCTTCCCTCGTATCCATTTGTATTATCATACTGAGCTTTGATACCGCTGACTGCTAGTTTAATAGCACCAACGTTACCGGAACTTACAAGAGAATCGAAAGCTTTTACATCAGCTTGATCTAAATTATCGGCTGCCCATTGAACTAAAGTACCGTATTGTTCCTTACCTCCAGCAATCGATTGAATGTCTGAGATATTTTCAGATGTAAGATCAGGTACTTCCTCAACTGGGCTTGCTTTTTGAGCTTCTAAGTATGCATTAAGTAGATCTGATCCACTCATAGCACTTAACTTTTCTATTGTTTCAGATGAAAGTTCTTTATTATTATCCCAATACTCAGCGGCTGCTTCATTTACTAAGGCAAGTGCCGGAGAATCTTCTTTAGTTTCTTCTGTTTCTTCTGATACTTCGTCGGTTTCTGGAACCTCAGATTCGCTAGTTGTTTCGCTATCTTCACTGCCTTCTCCTCCCAATTTTTTTTGGAGTTCGACATAAGCTTTTTCTAAATCTTCAGCGTTCTTATATTTTCCTGCCAGTAACTGTTCTTGCTGGGATACCAACTCCTCACCAACTTGCAGAGCTTCCTGTTCTGATTCGTTCAGGTTATCTGCAGTGGTGATGGTGTCAGTACCAGCATCATATGTCATTGTTTCTGCCATGTTTATTCTTCAGGTGGTTGTGTAGCAGCGTTAAGAGAAGCGTTCTTTGTAGGATCTACTAATGGAGCATTAGCCATTTGACCTGCTTGCTCGACTAGAGCTTGCTGCGCTGCTTGTTGTTGAGCCATAGCCATTTCATTCTGTATCTCCTGTTCAGTCTTAACTAGATTTAATATATCTATACCTTGAGCTGCTGCCAATCTCTTGATAGCTTCTGAGGCATTGATAAATTTCATCAACGCTTCTGGTCCTAATGTCTGTGCAATAGTACCTATGAATTGTGTAAGACTTTCTCTATCCTGACCTCTACCTAGAGCATTAACACCTGCAACAATCTGTGGACGTACTAAGTCTTTAGGTATGTTAGGTATTTGTTTACTACGTGTGAGTATCAGTAGTGTTCTATTCAAGTATGGTATTAAGAACTCAATAGTTAATAGTGAGAATAATCCACCTAACTGTTGTTCTAATTCCATCTGCGTGAGGCGTACCTCTTCCGCAGTTGTGCGTTCTGACTGTCTAACATTCAGTTGCATAAACGCTTCGGCTATCCTTCTCTCTAACTGCTGTGCCATTTGAGCTGCAGTTTGGAAGTCAGCTGTCTTACCTACCTGTATAACAGCAACGTCTTCAGGTCTTCCTTGGACGATTGCACCGTTACCAGCGTCGGCTATAGTCTTGGGTTTAGTAGTCGAAGATGGTGAGACAAGGAACACTACCTTAGCAGCGGCTGCAGAGCCTTCTACGAGTGCCTGAGATAATCCTTCTAAGGATCTCAAGTCACCAATAAATTCCTCAACTCTTCCTCTTCCATAATCTTCCCCATCCACCGTATTAAATCGGAGAACTAACCATGGACTTGCATTCTTTGGAGCTGTGCTACGGCTACCCGGAAGGATCATATCATCAGCTTCTTGGTACCAGACCCAACGTCCAGATTTTTCGTCCAGTTTGACACAGGTGTATACCTCTACGTCGTCTCCATCAGAGCCTGTTCGTCTGCCCGCTACATCATTGGGCTCAGGATCAGGCAGCTCTACACCTAATACCTTCCTACTAATCAGTTCCTTTGTAACAATTTCAAGGACGTTACCGTTCCCATCGCGATTCACAACAAATCTATTTAAAGGATAATTTTTTAAACCATCCTTGCCCATAAATATAAGGGCATTACCTCCTACAATAAGATGTTTAAGAGCTTGATGTATGACAACCCTATCACTAGAAGCTGCGATGTAGTCCATGATCGTTCTCTCAATTTTAGAGAAGGATAAGTCTAACTCACTTCTAATTTCTTTAGGTATCTCTTCACCAAGTTTGTCATCTCTTATTTGTAGCTTAAAGAATGTAGTCTGAGGTGGTAGTAATGCTAACATTAATTTAGCTGCTAACGTTACTACCGCCTTAGCTCCTACACTCTGCCATGGAGTAATTAAAGTTCTATGATTTATCTTTAAGTTTAAATCGTCTTGTATAAGATATGGTAACGTGAGTTTAGAACATTCAACTGCAGTGTCCAGAAACTGAGAACGTTCTGAAGCTAAATCATCGTATCTCTCACGTGCATTCATTAATTAATTCCTCCAGTATCTCCACCTATATTTACATTAGTGTCGAGTGGTATTCTCAATTCACTAGTACCTCTAGACATTTCGTTTCTAGGTTTCTTCTTTTTATCTTCCCTTACCTGTGGGTTTATATCTGTTTCAACAGGTGTTGGCTCAGGTACAGGTGCCGTTGGCGGCGAAGGTGGTGGTGGTGGCGGTGGTAATGGTGGGGGCGGTGGCAAGTTAATGCTGCCTCCCCCTCCTCCTCCAAAACACATTAGATTTCTTCCTCCATGATTGATTGGATGTATTCAATGACGCTGGCTTGACCCGCACGATACATAATAGATTCGATTGGTTCTTTAGGATGAACTGGTTTCCAACCGAAGTTAGAGTCAAGCCTGCTAATTAGTTCATCCAGTCTAGCGTTGTGTAGTTTAAGCGTATTTAGGGAGATTGACATTTGAGTGCTCAAAGAACGCTGGCATACGGGCTCTCTGTGTCTCAGAAAAAGCAGGTGCTTTACCTTGATACATTAAAGAATCGCTCGCATCCAGCCAAAATTTTTTGTCCAAATATTTATCGGTAGTATTTATACCTAGGGGTTGAAGGATCCAATTGATAGTGGCCTTCCTAAGTTTATCCAAAGAATCAGAAGGACGTAGACCCAACTCAGTACATACAAGGCTATTCGTTCCGACATGGATCTGCTCGTCTCTGGAGATATCGGCAGCCAGAGTGCGAAGAGCAGCATCCCCATTAAACCTAAACATAGGGAGTAAAACGAAGAAGACAGCCCGTTCTGCGACCAGAGCTTTGGTAATAGTGTGATCAGGATGGTTAACCCATGCATCTCTTAATAACTTCCCCTCTTTTTCGTCAATTTCATTTGTACCAAGGGCATCTGCATAGTATCCGAGAGCAAGATCATGTCTTTCTTCATCTTTTACATTGTCCTCTAATAGTTTTCTAGCGTTATCGGGAACAGTCTTTTCAAGACCTTCCGTAATAAAGGCACCCACTGGTAACTCCAGATGACGTGCTGCGAGCGCACGCCTAATAACGTCTTCTGATCCATCTTTCAGTTCTCCAACGGTGGGTTTTACGGGAGACCACTTACGTTTGCGGTCTAATAATTTTTCATAAGGATGTTTTCTCATTATTCTTGACAGTCACAGGTTATTGGCTCGTTTCCGAGAATATCCTGTAAGTAATCATCGACTTCACTTTGATCTAATGCTGCATACGCATCGGTCTTATCTTGTGTATCGCCCATTACTTGCAGGGAATAGTAAAGGGAGGTTTGCGGGGATAGCAACCACTCTTCCACGAATTCACGATCGTAGGTTACCACATCACTCCAAGAGTTGAATGAGTATCCGTGAAGAAGTCCCGTATTATCATACATAATCATCAGTTGATCCGCCACTTTCTTGTAAGCATCCCAACCGACTTCACTAGCGATTTCTACATCGCCATAGTTGTAAGATTGTACACCGAAAGTACCGCTATCGCGATCAACAGTCCGGCTTATAGGTGGAGCTATTTCCGGCGTAGCTGTAAAGCCATCCAGATCTTTACTCCTATATGAACAGGAGGCAGTAGGTGCTATTGCAAAGGCACGTACCATATTATTTTCTCTTGCTACTTCCGCAGCTGCATCAATCGCTTGCTTTAATTCTTTTGCAAGTATACCGGAAACTCCTTCAATCCATTCGCCTTTATTAACCCTCTCTAAAGAATCTCCAAACTCTTTATAGGTTACCTTATTTTTTCTAAGGAAATTAGCTAGCCCGAGTACTCCGAGCCCAACTTGGCGGTCGATATCAGCTGGCAAGTATTCTCCAGTTGCTCCAACACCTGTCCTGCTATGGAGGCTGCACAACTCGGACATACCTTGAACGAAACCCTGCTTG